TGGCTTCTTTTTGCGGATCACTTTCCAGTGCTCGCATGATGCTTTTGACTGAGTTGAGATCTTCACCTGACGCACGGGGATTCAGCAGGGCCTTGGCCACTGCATCTCTGTCACGGGCAACAACTGTGTTGTCTTCTCTGCGCAGTAGCTTGGCGCCAAACGCATCAAACTTCAAGCCCAAGGCTTTGCCAATTGAGTTCATTAAAATAAAGATTGGCTGACCTTTGAAGTCAGGATCTGCGTAACTGTCACGTGGACCATGCTGGTGATACGGTGCTACCAATGCGGCGTCATGTATGACCATGACGTCAACTTGTGCCACTGCACCCTTGTAAGGAATGCCAATGCTTACATTGTTGCCATTGGTTTTTGCTTCAATGCCCTTGCCGCGAAAGTAGGCTTCCAGTGCTTTTTTAGCACTCAGCACAGGGTTTTTGTCAGCTTGTGTTTGGAACAGTGCAACCACATCTTCCGCTTCAACCATGACATCAATGTCGCCAGATTCAATTTTGTATCCTGCACTACCAATGTCTGTTTGCATACGCTTGAGCAAGTCTGCAGGTATGGCTTTTTTAGCAGCCGCAACCACAGCGGCCACATCTGCTTTGGCTACTGGAATTGAAGTTGGTATGGCGTTACCGCCTTCTAGTAGGTGCTTCATTTCAATCGCTTTTTAGATTTCTGTAGATCAGCTTCAAGCAGTTTGCGGAACGCCGCATACTTCTTGCTTTCCACTGTGGCAAATGCTGTGAGCAAGATGTCACGTAACACACCACGCACTTGTGGAACCATACTGCCGTCTGCGTCTTGGAACTTCTCAAACACATCACGCAGTTGCTTCCAGTCTTTGATTAGTCCGGTACCTAATGCCGCAGTACCTGTGGTATCACCACCAGGTGCAGCCACATTAGCATCTGTAGCAGGGTCTGTAGCAGGTGCTCCTGGAGCGGGCACACCCATGTCTGTAAATGTTTTACCAATGATATCATCACCAACACCTGCATCACGCAATACTTTGGCAACTTCTTCACTGTCAGTAGGACTGCCGGCAGCTTGCCATGCGGCTGTTAGATCCGCGGCTGTTGTTTTTGTTGTGAGTCCCTTGGCTTTGTTTGCCAGCCAGCTAGCACCTTTGCCCAGTGCTTGCCCAATGCCTGCTTCTGTCAGTCTAACGCCACCACGTGGCTTGTTGATCATTTCATTCAGCATCCACATGCGCACAGTTAGATCACGATCAATGTATTCATTGGTTTGACGTGCGGCGAGTTTTTGTTTCAAACTTTGACGCTTGGGCGCAGGTGCAGTAGGCGCTGGTGTTGGTGTTGGTGTTGGTGTTGTTGGGGCAGGTGCTCCTGGAGCAGCAGGTGCTTCTCCTGCACCCGCGGCAGCTTGACCTGCTGTGGCAGCACCTGCTGTGGCAGCAAGATTGGCAGCGCCGTTGATTGCTGTGAATGCGCTGTTGACCCATTCAATTGCTTGCTGTTGTTGAGCGGCTACCAATTGTAATCCGTCTATATAAGCAGGATCTTTCATCTGTGCCACAAGCCCGGCAAATTCTTTGTATGGCCCGTATAACGCAGAAGGATCTGTACCCGGTTTGTAATCCCAAGCAAGTTTTCCAAATTGGTCCCATAGGTCTCGTAGTTTTGCTATGTCTTCAGTTTTACCAGCAATTTGAATTCCTCCTTCAAATCCTGGCATGCCTGGGGTACCAACTGCATCACGAATAATGCTTAATTTTTCCACGCCTTCGCCGGCGCCTTTCATCACACCAATTTGTGCAGCCAAGGTCTTGCCAAGGTCTGCTAGTTTGGCAGCACCTGCGGCAGTGATACCTGCAACCAGGCCAGCTGTGGCTCCACGGCCAATGGCGGTTGAAGCTTTTTGTCCTTGTAGCAATCGGTCAGCAATGTTCACAATGCCCACTGCAACGGCTGTGCCTGTGCCAACTGCCAGTGCGCCTGCGGTGATACCACCAGCGGCAGCAACACCTAGTGCGGCAGCAACAGAGCCAGCAATGGCCAACAGGAACTTGTGTAGGTTTGGACTGTTTTTTGCAAACTCACCATACTTGGCCAACTTGGCGGCAATGTCCGGATACTTGGCAGCAATCTTGCTTTTGATTTCTTCAAACTTGGCATCAAATTTTTCAACTGGCTTGCTGTTTTGTAACATGCCGCCAAACTTGTTAAACCATGCGTCACTGATTTTATCTTTGGCCGCACCCACTGCATCCATGCCTTTGCCCAGTGCAGTGCGATTGGTCTTTTCAACTTGACCAAATAGCTGTTGAATCTGGTCTGGTGTCATTGCGGCTTCGATCAAGTAAGGATGGATTTCCTTTTCCCACTTGACAAAGTACGGGTCACGTAGGCCAAGAGATTCAAACAGTCCTTGCTTGTTGTTAAATTGTTCTAATCTCATTTTGCTAGTTTCCCTTTAATCTTTTTACTTTCGTTAAAGTATTTTTGCTGTATAGTTGGTTTGGCAGGTGCGGCTGCTGGCGCAACCGGATTGCCAAATTTATCGTTTGTTGTTTTTGGCATTTGGTTACCTGCAACCTTTGTACCACCTGTGCGCATCCACATGTCTTTTAGTACTTCTACCATGCGGGTGTCTGATATCAGCTGATACGGCTGTGTCTGTGCGGCTATGTATTTGTCCCACTCTGCTTTGAACAGTGCAGGATCTTTGAATAGTTTAGCTGATGGGTCAACTGTGGCAGTAGCTGGGGCTGCATTGCCACCTGGTTGGGCTACATTACCTGTTGTATCACCACCTGGTGTGCCTATGTTGCCACCACCTGGTGTGCCTATGTTGCCACCACCTGGTGTGCCTATGTTGCCACCACCTGGAGTAACATTACCAGCTGGGCCACCGCTACCACCTTCAAACTCACCTGCTTGATTTAGTGCAATGGCTTTGCGTAGATAGTTGTTTACAGGGCCTGCGCCAACACCTGGCAGCGGACCCATTGCTTGTGTGATCACACCCAGGTCTTTACCAAATGCCGCAGTACTGAACCACTTGAGCATTTTTTGTTGGTATATTTTGGGATCAGTCATTGGATTGCCTGCGGCGTTTTGCGCGGCTACTTGTGCTTGCCAGTTGACCATCATACGCTTGGTTAGATCGTCCAGTTGTGCGTTTCCGGCACTGCGATCCATTGCTTGGCTGGCTGTTTTGATAGGGCTAGCTATTGCTCCAGCTACTTTTTTGGCAAAGTCCAAAGGACCTTCGTTTAGGGGTTCTACATCTTTAATTTTCATGATTTCGCAGTCTCCGGACTCCACGTTGGAATTTGGAGGGATCCTGCGCACGGATGCTGTTCAGCAGTCGGCGTTCTAACTCGCCAGCTGAATCATCATCGTAGTTTTCGCGGATGAGCTTGAGTAGATTTATTGCGGCTTCAATCACATGATCAGCACGGCTTTCAACCAAGCTGGCCATATCTTTTTTGGCCAACATGTTGTCTAATTCGTCTAACAGGCTACGGGTTTTCTTTTGCAAGACCAGACTCCAATTTATTAACTATTTAGTGTTTGGAGCCAATAGACATTTCATTCATGTATTTTGTGTTTTCAACCCTGCAAGCATCTGTTTTAGCTTGTTACTCTGCACATCGGCCTTGATAGGCGTAATTTCACCTGTACTAGTGTCCACATGTTCGCTGTTGGGCACGACCCTACTGCTACTTTTGATTTGATCCATGATAACAGATGGTCGGCGGCTGCTGTCTGTGTTTTCATCTGCCCCGTTATCTGTAATACGCATGGTTTCAATGTTGTATTCCAAGTCAATTTTCTGCCCTACACCTGTTGAACTACGTGATTTCATACATTGGATTTGATATCGCCCACGTTCACGCATGGCCCTGCTAGTAAAAATACCAAACACATTATCTGCTGTGTTAATTTTACTAATACCGCCGGAGATATGACTGTGGTCAAATTCCACTTCTTCCACAGCACTACGGTTCAGCTGACTTGCTGTTACCATCAAGATGCCCAGTTCCTTGGCCAAGTTACGCAGTTCTTCACTCACATACTTGTCCTTTACAAACAAATCGTTGGGACTAACCTTTGCACTCACAGGCATGAGCAAGTCCAAGTAATCAATCATGATAAAGTCTACTTTCTTGCCTGACTGGATCTGGAACTCTTTCAAAAATGCACGAATATCGTTGATGTTGCTTTGTGCTGGCAGGGCTTTGACCTGATAGCTACCAGTCTTTTTGCCCACCATCTTGACCTTGAGGGTAGCTGTGTCAATGTCCTTGCGAATGTCCTTGGTGCTGGTACTGGTCAACATGGCATCAGTGCGCAGACTTGTGAGTTCTTCTGAAAGTTCTAAACTGATGTAAACACCGTTCAAATTCATCTGTAACCAGTTCAGTGCAATGTTCATCATGACCAAACTCTTGCCCGACCCTGATCCGCCAGCAAAGATGTTTAGTTCTCCACGGCTAAATCCACCGTACAGTAAACGATCCATTTGCGGCCAGCCAGTGCTTACTTGCCCGCCCGAGTTGAAGTATTTGTTAATGCGAGCCGCAGGATCATAAAAGTAATCCGTGCCCAGGTCTTTAGTAAGTGATATTTGTACCGCATCTTTGATCAATTTCTCCACAGGATCATAGTCACCCTTCTCCAGCAGGTCTGCTGCCGCAAGGATTGCACGTTCTAGTTCTTGCCGTTTTGTAAACTGTTCAAACTCTGTCATGAACCAGCTGTAATGGCTTTCGCTTAGATCTGGTACTGCTTTTAGATCCACGCCTGTTACTGCCTGAACTTGTTCTTTGGTGGGCAGGACCTTGTGGTCATCACTGTGTGTTTTGATAAACTCTGCCACAGCTCGCAAACTGCGATCAAAGTTCTGCGGGTTGTAGATGTTCTGCACACGCACGTAACTGCCTGCGTCTTGCAACATCATTTCTAAAAATAGTCGTTGTAGGTCGGGTGAATATTCTTTGCTCATAGTCTCGGACAATTATATGTACAATAGCTGGGTGCTGTTTGCTCAATGCTGTTGTAAAAATTCTGGGTTGTTGTTAATATTTCGCTGATGGTATTTTTACTTATATCGTACTGAGACTTGTTCTTATGGAACTCGCTCTTATAGTAAAATCTGTAGTCGCCAACATAGCAACAGGGCATGTAAAATCCTTCAGCAGATATGTAGTGTTGATTATGCACTTTTTTGCACAAAGGATCAATCTCTATGTTGCTCTGTTTGTGCCACAATGTTATAGGGTGTTCTCTAGCGCCAACGTAGGCTGTGGGGCGCAGTGAGTCTTCTTCATCCCACCTATCACTGGGTGTGATTATAAATTGATCTATACCCAACTGCTGTGACAGTTCACGTGCTGATTCAATGTCGTTCTCGTTGAATGCAAACGGAATATACTTCCATTGCGTGGTAGCTGGGCTGTTGCGCATGGCCAGCATGCCCAGCTCAATTGACGTCCAGTCTGCATTGACTCTGTACTGAGTAAAATTACCAGGTAAGCCATCTACTGAAAACGCAACGGAATCTTTTTCAGTCAGTAGCATGGCTAGAGTAGCCCACCACTCTGCTGTACGATAACTGCCATTGGTTGTGATATGCACTCGAGCACCACGATCATGAATCCACTGTATCAGTTCAAACAATTGATCATAGTAGATAGGATCACCAGTGTTGCCGCATAGATCAAACTCTTTGCCAGCAAGATCAATGTCCATGAATCGATCCAGTACAGACACACTCAGCTGATGATTGCGCCATGCTCGTGGAAACTGCTCTATGAACTTGGTCCTAGCACATCTAGGGCACTTCAGTGTACAGATGTTTGTGGGTTCAATGTGAAATCCAGTCAGCTGGTCAAGCATTTTTCTTCTTCATTAGTTCAATTTTCAACCGACTCTTTTCAACAGAGTCCAGGATACTTTTTATCACAAACAGTTTGCCGTATTTGACAACTGCTTGATTTACATCCTTGCAAGTTTCTCGCCACACAGGAAAGCTAACTGACCAGCCGCAGTCCACAGCAGTGTCAATCAACTGGGCTCCTGGCCAGACTGTTTTACCTCGTTTGTCCACATGCCGATCAAAGTCCGGAACCACAATTACTTCCCTAGACAAGTTGTCGATGATGTCAATTTGTGTTTCGCTTGGATGTGATCCTAGTACTGCTACCCCATCAATGCTCATTGCATCAAATGGTCCTTCAACTATGATCACAAATTTAGCGTCAGGCAATTGGTGATCTATGCCAAACACATAGCCTGCATCGTGGCTGTTGTGAAACTTAGGTTTGACTTCATCTGACAGTGCTCGCCCTGTGTAGCCAATCACTTGACCTTGCCAAGTAAAAGGCACAATGATGCGTTTGTGCATGTTGTACGCTTCATCGTCGCTGATGCTCAACTGGTATTTTGTAAAATCCACTGACCGGTTATACACATATTCAACAGCATGAGTAACCTGATCCGGGACCACATAGTCATCCTCTGTCATGGCTATCATAGTAGCCCATTCAGTTAATGATGCTGTTTCTGCAGGCAAAGGTCTAGGCACAAAATGAACAGTGGCAATGTCTGTGGCTGGAATTTGTTCTTCAGGCGCAACTGTGTCCTTGATGCGAATGGCTTCCAGCACCAAATACTGTATTGTGTTTTCTTCTGCACCTAACCATTTAAGCAGTTTGCGGAACTTGTAACTAAGGTTCCAGCCTGGTCGCCAGGATGTTTTGAATCCACAGTTGAAACAATGATAGCTTACTGCACCATCTGAACTGTTGATCACGCCGCCACGACTGCGAGTGTCTGCTGTTTCGCCATTGTGCGGACAACACACTGCATTGAAGCTGATCCATTTGTCAGTCTTCTTGCGCCGTGCAGGCAGCACATTGTTCACAGTGTCTTGTACAACGTTCATGGTCATTTAACAGTATAACATAATTTTTGCATTAGCCAAATCTTTTGCCGACCTTTTCGTTCCATAAATATCTAGTGAATTTGGTTAAACCCGTGGACAACAGAATAATAGATTTATTAAACAAATATCCTTTTGTAAGTTACATAGTGTATGGCGGCAATGAATACATCGGTATCGTACAAAACGTGGATGATTACCTTACCACCGTGTACGATTTGGGCAGTGTGCGTACCGAAGAAGAAAAACTAATCTTCCTACAACTAGGCGAGACTTGGTGGTGGGAAAGCAATAGACTCATACCCATAAATGTGTTCCTCAAACAAGATTGGCAAGTATTCCGCTATGTGCTCAAGACCATGAACAGCAAAGACGTGGACATCAAAATGGGTCCTTATGTTAGTCTTAAAGAAATTGCTGCCAAGAAAACCAAACGTAGATCAATTACCTTGGTCCGCAAGGTCACTCCGTAACAGATTCATATTCACAATCACTAGATGCGCATAGGCCACTGCGTGGCTTTTCTTGAAGTAGTAAGTATCATCTTCTGGGCGCACCCAAACATCTTCACCAACTTCCTGCCAACAGCGTCCAATCAGGTGTCGCTTGGCCGGCCTAATAATAGCCAACAACATGGCCAGCCGCGGAACACTGTCTACTGGCTCAGGCATTTTCTTTAACACGTTCCAGTGGTTGTTTACATGTATTAACTGTTCAAAGAATGCAGAATCTGTGTTGAATCTATGCCAGTCGGGTGGTGTTTGCATGAGCTCTAGCAAATGCTCTTCACTCTGTACCTGCTGATACAAGTTGACATTCAGGAAGTCCAGTTTCACATAGCCACGCTGTTCTGCAGACTCATACGGTATGGTAGCAAGTCCTGAAAATGGATCCATTGGGATATCAGTCACATACACACCTGTGTTGTGTGGGACCAGTTGATCATTTTTAAGCTGACTGGCAGACGTGTGCTTGATAACTTTCAAAATGTCCTGGCGATTGGCAAAGTCAATGTCAATGTCTGATTGAAATTTCATAAGCCTGCTTCCTTCAACACATGTCGTGTCCATTCCGCATCTGCCATGTAGTCTTGAAACTTCTTTTGCCAATAGTCTGGATCTATCCAGGGTGTGATAATTTCTATTTGCCCAGGATCGAGCTTGTCAAGGAAGTCAACGCCGCTAGCACAATTATAAACAACCCAAGGGCTAATCCGTCCAGTTGAAATATGATGACATATCCTATTGCTATTGCCGTACATAAAATAATGGTTAAAGCTAGCAAGCTCTGTGTTTTGTTCTGCATAATCCTGCATTTCCTTTAGTGCTCGTTCAAGTGCATCTTGTACTGATTCTTTACGTATGTATTCTGCCAACCACGCCTCATAGAAACTGTCTTTGCACCATTGATCCAGTTTCTTGTTGTTCTTGAGCAACCAGTCAGAGAAGGCAGCTACATTGACCACACGCACATCCACACAGTATCTGCCAAACTTAACAAATGCTGTGTAGTAAGGACTGGTCACAAAGTCCTGATAACTTTTTAGTTTGGCACTGCCTTGCGTGGTTTCATAAAATCGCAAGTATGCTCGCAGTCCCAGTTGCACACCTGTTTCTTTTTCCTGTTGCCATCTACGCTTTTGCTCGCAAAGATGCGCCGCAAGAGTTGACTCTTTGCGGAACTCTTTTTCACAGTACCGACATTTATAACTCGGACTTGATACGTTTGTCATCCCATCCATGTTTTCGTGCCAGGTCTTTAAGATCGTTGATATCATTTAGTTTTGCCATGAGTTCTATTTCATCTTGCTTGGCAAGTGGATAGATTGTGCTAAGGAATTTTGCAGCCTTGTTGTTGCTTTCTTTTTTCTTGGGGCTGATCCATTGATGCCTAAACTTGCCCATGCCCGGACTCACTGTGGTACTCATCAACCACTGTAGTTTCTTGTGCTTGGTAGTGCTGATGTCAAAAAAGTTTTGATTGAGTCGTTGATTGGTACTCATCAAGTAGTAGGCTTGCAGTGTAGGATCGCCTGTGACGCAACTGCCCCAACGAATCATTATGTAAGGGCTAAACTTTTTCTTTTCGTCATCAGTCAGCTCGTCAAAGAACTCTCGGTTCTTGAGATCAAACTGTGCCATTTCATTGCCAATGTCTAGTTTATTGCTCATGGGTTTTCTTCAGCGTGTAGAGTATTTTAGCACGATCCAGACTTTCTTGCAAGCCAGGATCATCCAGATAGCGAGCACAAAACATCATGTTGATAAAGTCACCAAGGTCGTGCAAGGCATCTGCTTTAACCATCTCTTGCATGTCCGGCTGCTTGATGTACACAGTATCCGCACCATCTGTGTGATGCATGATGTTAATAGTGGTAATGTTTTTAATGGTTGCGTTTGCCATCGAACACACAGTTAAAAGTTAGATTCATTTCACCGTCATTGATCACGCGATGGAAAGCACCGTCTGGAATCAGCACAATGTCTCCGGGACCGACTGCAAATGATTCCGAGTCTTCGTTGCCCACAATCATCCGGCCTGTGCCTTGTACAAAGAAGTAAACTTCTTCTTGGCCAGCATGACGATGTCCACGTGTGCTTTGTTCTCTGTAGAGTTTGGTTGAACTCAGCACTAGGTTGTTTAGAGTCTTGTTGTCTTTGAGTTCATAGACTTCGTTGCTTTTGACAACTTCGCCGCCTATGTCATGTTGTGTAAGTTTCATTAGAATACCTTTGAATAGTCTACCACTTCACTTTGCCTTGAAATGTCTTTCACAAAGTATGCACACAAGGGTTTGTCTCCTAGTGTGAGTGGAATTGCCAGCAACTGTCCTGGCTTGAGTTTAGGAAAGTACCACTTGACGTCTTGATAGATGTCCACGATTTCAATTGGAAAGAACTCTGGCTTGAAACTGCTACGTGGATTGAAACAGAATACATTGAATCCTCGATCATTGATACTGGTAAGAGGCACCACTTCAAGGTCTCCTAGGTCCGGCTCACCAATCAGGATCTGCCAGTCCACGGGCATCTTGATCACATTGCTACCAATGCGCAGTACCAGTGCTGGACTGTTGAAGCTTTCTAAAAAGATCAAAGGAATAAAAAAGTAATCTGGTTCCTTGGGGTCTGAATTGTCAAACACACAAAAGCGAAGGTCTTCAACTTCGTCTGGTATGTCATTCATTTCATATGTTGTGTTGTCTAGTGTTAATATTCTCATAAATTAGTGTAACATACTTCCTCTGATAAATGCAACCTTATTGCCACGGAGCCTTCTCAATGGCAAAAGGATAATTTGCTTCTTTGTAAAATTGTTTGCGCTTGGTAAGGTGCCGCTTGGCAAACTTACATGTACTTGTTATGTCCCAGATTTGTACAAAGTCTTTGTCTTCTGCTTTCCTAACGCCTCGCCCAATAGATTGTATAACTCGGACAAAGCTCTTTCCGGGTTCCACAAGAACCAAATTGAATATGCGAGGAATATTAATACCCACAGCGGCCACACCATAAGTCGCCACAATAACTTTACCGTCACTTGTGGCCACATCATCATATTCATCTTGCCGCGCTGTAGCTTTTGTTGCACCCGATACAAAGACCGCATCTTGAATTCTTTCTGTTAGTGCTTGACCTGCGGCTACCCTGTCTACTAGGATCAGTGTATTGCCGGTTTTGCGTATGTTTTCTATTAGACTGCTTATGTAATCAAGTCGTCCTGCTGTTTCCAACAGGTACTTGAGTTCGCTTTGATAATTTGCGTATTCCACATTGTCTGCCAATTGCACAATGTTCACATGGCAGTTGGCCAACACACCTTGGCTTTGTAGTTCACTGGCACTCAGTCGCCCAATCACTTCACCAAGACTGCAACGTAGACTCATGAACTCGTATTCTTCTTTGGGCACAGTTCCTGTCAGGCCCCAGCGCAGAGGTATCTGGCTCATTACACCTGTGAGCAAGGTCTTGAGTGCGTCGGCCTTGGCCATGTGTACTTCATCCACAATAACACACACAACATCTTCTAAGAACTCTTGTATGGTGATATCCACATCACCGTTCTTGGTATTCTTCAGCAGTACATTTAGACTCTGCCAAGTACAGATGGTGTGCATGCGACCAAACTCCTTGCGGTCACCGTAGAACACACCCACATCCAGTTCCATGTTTTTGTAGTCTACTTCTGTTTGTGTGACCAGGCTCTTGTTGGGCACAATAACAATGCTTCGCCCGTACTTGCTAACTGCATTGCTCAGTGACGCTGTGATAATTGTTTTGCCTGCACCCGTAGCGATCTCTTGAATGCATTGCGGGTTCTCTAGGAACTTGTTGATAATGTCAACCTGGTAGTCACGCAACTGTATGGACTCTCCTACCTTGGGATGGTTCTTGGGCCATTTGATGTGTTCAAAGCTGGTCTCGCACACTTGATCAAAGTCAAACACTGTGCTGTATGATCGTGTGTCCACCAGTTCAACATCGTAGCCACGTTCTTCTAGCCACGGAAGTATCTCAGGCAACAAATTGATGTAGGTACTGCCCCCAAGTTGGAAGAAACTGACCTTGCCGTCCCAGCGACCAAGTCGTACCGCGGGTAGGTATCTTGCACCGGGTATTTCAAACTTGTACTTGTCCACCAGGGCCTTACGCTCGCCTAGTTCAAGTCCTTCAATCTTTACATTGACTTCGTCACGTATGGTTAGTGTTGCTGTTCTCATGTGGTCTTCATCACATCCGCACAATAAAAGAACACCTTGTTGCTGTGTTGTAGCATATAATTTTTATCTCCGCCTATTAACAGGCCAATGTAACTGATCAATGTTGGTATCTCCCATTCAACCTTGAGTGGGCGATGTGTCCATACTAGTTTGACTTCCGGCCCAGGTTTCTGAAAGCTCTTGGTGTTGCCTATTTCAATTGCCTCGCCGGGCCCAAACATACTGGCGTAGAAGTCAAACGTGCCCTTGGCACTGGGGTCATAAACATACACAGGCAAACTATTTACTCCACGTG